TTGGGTACACGTTGTAGGTGTGTTCTGTGTTTTTCTTAGTCCACGCCTTGCCGTCAAGCATTTCTTTGTCAGCGTTCATGATGGCGCGATAACGGTTAAGGCTTTCCTGGGTTCGAATACCAATCAAATTTGCAGTTCGCTTACCTTGACTGTACCACTCCGCAAACATGTCCCAGAAATCATCGTAGTGCATGTTTTCCTGGAACAGATCACCGAATGGGTGGTTGTCAATGTTAACCACGTAATCCATATCTGGCATTGGTCGTACCCACCTGTGTTCATCGTTTACGCCCCAGCATTGCCAATCAATTTCATAGGATGAAACCGTGCAAGGCAACGTGATAGGCAGGCAACACCAATACACATCAAGATATTCGCGGTTGTTTTCAATCATCCGCTTCATGAAGTCCATGCTCATCTCATAGTTGGCTTCATTGTCCATGATCTGGATGCCGATTTTCTGCTTGATGCCCCGTTCCTTCATGTAGTCAAGGATTAAGTTAAGCATCACGCCTGAATCTTTCCCGCCACTGAATGACAAGTAGATTCTTTCAAAGTTGGCAAAAATGAAATCGAGGCGCTCTATTGACGCCTCAAAAACATTTCGCTCTGGTTTATAGACTCTATCCACAACTCTCTCCTACCGTTGAAAACAAAGCCCGACCGATTGGTCGGGCCTTACAAGTTGAGTCAGGCTCAAATAACCGCCGCCTCAGCGCCATTCTCGGCAATATAAGCCTCTTTGGCTTTCTGCTCGTTATAGCCAGAAATTGCTGCCTTCAGGAGCTTTTCTTTACCGGCCACAAACTCAGCCTTGGCCTCTTCGCGGGTTGCTGGAGCGTCGTTAAAGAAAGACTGCTCACCGGTAAAAAATGAATCCAGCGGGCGCGCTTTTGCTGCTTCAACGGCGGCTTGTGCGGCTTTGATGTCGTTCAGTGTGTACATGATGATTCCCCTTCGTTGTTGCGTTCTGTGTATGGTTTAAATATACAGCCCATGCACTTCCTTGTGAAATATCGTTTTGGAATAAGCGCTAGGCTTCTAATGCCCTCATAATCCTCTGAGCCATATCAGCAACCAACTGGGCCTCGGCATCGTTGGCTGGCTCTGGCAACTTGATCGCCTTCACCGCTTCAACCTTCGCAGACAGGCGCTTGATCTCTTTGCGCTGTTCGTTCACTCTGGCCTGAGCCTGGCTAACTTCCGCCGCTCGCTGGGCCAGGGTTCTTTGCATTTGTGGGCGGTTCATTTTTGGGCCTCCAATTTCTCGATCAGCTTATCCAGATACCAGCGCGCTTTTTTTAGATCCTCTACGCCATTCTTTTGCCAGCAACGGAGCGAGTATTCAAGCATCCTGTCCCAATCACTGTACTGGTCGTGTGGAACGTTCGCTTGTGCCGCCTTTGATGCCAAGTCTTGCCGCAGGTCGTACACCTCATAGCCTTGGCGTAGCTGATAGTGCGGCGGATGATTAACCATGTCGGTTTTATCCGGCACACTCACTGGCTCTAAGCCTAGTCGCTGGCGGGCGGCTGCGTGCTCTTCTTTGCTGTATTCATGGCTACAGATTGGCTTTCTGTCACAATCGCTGACAAAGTCAACCTCCGTTCCGCCATAAACTGCAACGTAATAGGCGCCTTCTGGCCACTCATATTGAGCCGCCAACTTCAAGCCCTCCGGCATCTCATCAATCGCGCTCATTGGTTTTGCTCCTTCCAATCATCAAATTTTAACAATGCTGCCGCAGCAACTTCAGAGTAAGGCGGCTCCCCTTCATGCCATATATGTTCAAGCGCCTTAGCCATCTCATCCATCAACTCATCCGCCTCTTTGGCGAGGTTGGCGGCTTCTTCTGTCCCGGCATAAAAACCAGTTGCCCAGTCTTCGTTTTCGTACTTACCCTTCGGCTCAAGATCTCCAATACGATCACTCAACGTTCCCACAACTACCTCCCATTAATATCCATGTAAAACAAAAACGCCGCAATCAAAGCAATCGCATAGCCAGCGGTCACGGCGTATAGGCAGAGTTTAAGTAGGTCTGGCATGGCTCACCTATTCGGCACATAGGGTGCGGATGTCTTGGGTGGTTTTCATTGCTCCACCTCGCCAATGATCAGGTTTGATCTGAGCTCTTTAGCTCTTTTGGCTAACAAATATCTTGCCGCCTTGCCAGAATTACTATTTCGATCAAACATGACCTCTGATTGTTGCTCAAGAATATAAGCGGATATTCCGGCTAGGCAGCCTGATTCTTGATTGCCAAAGCAAAACGGACATGTCATACCGCGCCTTATAAAGCTATCTTTTTTGCAGGTCATTGCTCGCCTCTCGCCTTTTTCAGCATTTCAATTGCGGCGTGTTGATCCTCTACCGGCAAGTGATGCAGCTTTGCCCCCAAAAATTCATACATAGCTTTTGCCGCACACATGACCGATGCGTCGAATGTATTGTAATATCCGTCAACAATCCGCATGTCAGCAATGACTTTGCCAGTTTTATCACCCATTGATCCGGTTCGAATGCAGCAATAACCGATGCCTGTTGCTTTTACCCACTCGCCTTCTGTAAACATAACTCCCTCCATAAATTTACCAACACCGCCCCGGAAGGTGGTTAGTATCGGCACGGCATGACAACAACTTTTGCTTCGTCGTCAATGCCTTTGATCTCAAGCTCGATTGACTCTGTATCGCCCATGAACTTTGCCACCGCAATTGTATATCCAGCGCCCAGCGCCTTTGACGCCTTGGCTGCCCAGCCCATATATTCAGGGTTGAATGCGATTTTCTCTATTTTCTTGAGCTTCTTTGATGGCAGAACTTTATCAATGTCAGGGTACTTTCCTTCGATCACGTCGAAAAATGCACGCTTTCTAGTGCCAGACTTCGGCACTGGATTTTTTGCACCGTCACGAAACTCGATAACGCCGCATTTTTCATCGATCATTGTTACGTCTGCATAAAATGCGCTTGCTGGAATTGATCCAGAAATCTGAATGATCATTGAATTCGGGATGTCGCTAATTTCCGCGCTATTTATGGCGATAAGACAATAGCCGTTTGCTGCTTCGGTGCGGCCTTTCTCTTTGTTCAAGTAAACGCCATTCAAGTAATACCGAACGTCGCCTTTTGCCTGAAATATCATTGCGGCTTTCAAGTGGTGCGCCGGGATCGTAAACTGTTCCATCTCTTTCTCCTAATCAATTTAACCAACACCCCAACCATACCGCCTACGGGGTTTGGCGGGAAATACTGTTTTGGAATAAACGCCTGCGCTCTAATAACCGCTTGCATTCGGCTCTGATCAAGCCTTTCACGCACTCCGGTAGCTTTTCGCCTTCTGCTTTCATCTGATCTTTTGGTAGGTCTAGCAGGGCGGATGCGCGGAAGTGGACATAGATGGCCAGAGCCTGGCGCGTGTGGTGGTCTAGGTCATCGAGAGAAACCGCCCCGGATAGGAGCGGCTTTAGTCTATCGGTTAGCCTTACGCTAGCAGGCATTGCAGCGGAGCAAATGGGATATCATCGTCGAAGTCATTTTCTGGGCCTGGGCCTCCTGCCGTCTGTTGCTGGGGCGCTTGCTGGCGTGGCGCTGATTGCTGGCCCGATTGAGCGCCATCTGGCTTGCCGTCGAGCATCTGCATCTGCCCGCTAATATCAACCACAACCTCAGTGGTGTATTGGTCTTGCCCTTCCTTGTTCTGCCATTTCCGAGTCTGAAGCTTGCCCTCAATGTAGACCTTTGAGCCTTTCTTCAAATACTGTCCGGCCACTTCGGCAACCTTCCCGAAAATGACAACTCTATGCCATTCCGTTTTCGGCACCATTTGCCCACTGTTTTTGTCCTTGTAGCTTTCGTCGGTTGCAAGATTCAGGTTTGCCACCGCGTTACCGTTGGGCGTGAACCGAACATCAGGATCTTGCCCTAAATTTCCAATGAGAATTACCTTGTTTACTCCGCGTGCCATAGTTATTGCCTCACTTTAAATATTCGTCGTGCGTTGCGACAAAGCCTTTAACGGCCTCGTCAATCCACTGGTTTGCCTTTTGGCATTTATCCAGCATTTCCTTTTCGATCTCCATATCCCGTGTGTACCTGGCCACGGTGATTCGGTGGTGGTTCGGGATGGATGGATCGATGATGTGGTGGTCTGGGTTGTCCCATGGTTTTATCAGGTCAACCGGAGTATCAATAGCGCAATAGGCAATCTCCCATTCTGGTAGGTCAAACAGGCACATATAACCACGCGCCTGCCATTCGTAAGCTTTCTTTCCGGCCTGATCTTCTGTTAGCGGGAAGGTCAGTAGTGACCATGCAACTTTAATGTCTACGCCCTTCTGAGAGCCTACAGCAATCAAGTCAGGCTCCCCGGTAATAATTCCATTGCTACGGCGCTCGGCAGCTTCAACCTTTTTCAGATCGTACATGAATACGTCATTGTAAAGGCTGATCCCGTCATCCTCGCACATGATGCCCTTTTGGATATACTTCATGTCGCCAAGGTCTTTGCGCACATTGAACAGCCGCTCCCTTGCCGCCTCAAGCATAGCCGTCTTCGCTGTCTCTGACCATTCCTCGCCTTTTGCGCGGGGCTTGGTCATGATCTGGCTAATAGAGCTACAACGGATCATTTTGCTGCCACCTCCGCGTTAACCTTTTTGTTTTGGTCTTCGGTTAGCTCAAACTTGGCGTGCAATTTCGCCAGCGTGTATTCACCGGACTTAATGCGCTCGATAGCTTTTTGCAACCTGTCGTCGGTAATCTTCTCCTTTGGCTGATTTGCCTGACGCTCAAAGTGAGCCGCCAGCATCTGATAATTGGATGCCAGGATTTCACCGATAAATTCAACCTTTGCAGTGCGGCAAACGTCCTGCTCAGTGTTTCCAGATTGCTTAGCCAGCTCAACCAGCTTATCGGCCTGTTCGGAGCTGATAGTTTCGGTATCCTTGGCTCGGCTTTCGTCGTTCTCGCCAGTCTCAAGGCACAGGACTTTAAGGATAGCCGTTTTGGTAGCGTATGTGACTGCCTTGCCGGGGGCCTTGTCGCCATTGTCTGCCGCGTGTGCATTGATGGTTACGGTAACTCGGTCGTCTGGCTTGTCAATGTTAACAAAGTGAATGGCGTAATCACCGGAATACAGATGCATTTTGATTTCACGCTGCAAGTCTCGCTCCTGAATCATCCGACTTTGAAGCTGCTCCGGATATATCATTATGCCGTTCTTTACCAGCTCTTGACGGGCCACCGCCACAACCTGATCATGGGTTACTGCCTTGTAGTTTTGCCCACCACCAGTCACCTGCCGATCTTTCTGTACGTACTTTACAGACTGCATCACCTTGTTGATGCGCTGATAAATGTTCAATTCGCTCATATCTCTCCCCTTGGTTATTGACATTGCTTGGTAGAAGCGTAGTTGGTCAGTCATCAGTGAGTTCTTTTTCTAGACCATCCGCGAGTAGACTCCACCCATCCGTACCAGTCTTCCAAGTCATTAAAATCTTGAATCAGCGGAGACTGAACGCGCCCGCACGGATGAAGTATTGCGGTCTCTGATGACTCTGCATCGTATTCGTTCAGCGTATTTGACCCATCAACTGTAATTGGATCAACCATAACGTGGACATCTTCAAGTCCTCTTATCGGACTCATCTCGACAAAATGCCAGCCGATGACCGGCACAAGCTCAGTGCTTCCATTGCTCCAGAATACAGCAATAAAGGTTCCGGCTTGAGCTGGGATTTGTGTGGTGGTTTTCACTTTGTTCGCCTCCGGTTTATGTTTGACATGAGCCACTTTAGCACTCATAATCGACCTTGTAAACAACCTAGTGACCAAAGAGGGGCACAAAATGACGCTACAAGAGATGGAAACTGCGCTCAACCAGCCGGGGTTTTCGATCATGAAATGCTGCCGAGCTACTGGCCTGCATCCCAACACCCTGTACAGAATCAAGAACGGAAAGGCAGAAAAGCCAAACCCGCTTACTACCGAAGCTCTTGAAAAGTACCTCAAGAAATTGGGGGCGTAATATGTCGGGCTACATCAAGTTGTACCGCTCTGCCAGAGGTACGGCCATAGCCCAACATCCTGAATATTTTGCGGCATGGGTTCACCTGCTTTTGATGGCTACCCATAAGGCACACGATCAGGTAGTGGGCACGAAAGTGGTCAAGCTACAGCCTGGGCAGTTGGTGTTCGGGAGGCAGAAATTTAGCGCGAATACCGGCATCTCTGAGAACAAAGTTAGGTCTGCCTTAGGTGTCATGAAAGAGCTTGGAATGATCACCAGCAAATCACACGCAAAATTCTCAGTAATTACAATAACTAAGTGGTCAGAGTATCAGGGAGAAACACCAGCAGATAACCAGCAATCCACCAGCAATCCACCAGCATCCAACCACAAACAAGAATGTATTAAGAAGGGAAAGAATGAACAAGAAGAACTACTAAAGTCCGGAGGTCAGCAAGCTGACTCCGAACCGGCGGTCGAGCTTTTGCCTACGAACAAGTACAACACCGAGGGCGAAGAGTATCCTGTCACCCAGTCTCAGATCGACGAATGGCAGGCGATATATCCAGCGGTTAACTGTGCTCAGGAGGTCAAAAAAGCCAAGGCATGGATCAAGGCGAATCAGTCAAGGGCAAAAACCTATCGAGGCATGGCGAAGTTTTTAAACGGCTGGATGTCTAGGCAACAAGACAAGGGCGGCACTGTTCAACAGCCACCGTCAGGCGTCAGAGCCAGAAAAGATTTTCCATTTGGGAGTTAACAAATGAGCTTAACGGCAGAGCAGGAGGTTATTGCAGCCCTGTTGATGAATCCGTACTTGGCCAAGGAATGCGACCTTTCGCCAGACGAATTCAGGATGGAGCTGTACCAGGATATTTACAGGGCCATAAGGGTTCAGTGTGACGAGTCCGGCGCTTTCGATGTGGTGACGCTAGGGGATCACTTTTCGCAGACACTGCCAGAGCAGCAGGCGAAGCACATGTTTGAGTCGATGTGTGGGCTTGCGGAAAACGCGGTTGGCTCAAAGAGCATGTTCCCGAAGTATTGCGAGATCATCCGAAAGGATAACCGGCTGCGTCAGATTGAGGTCATTGCCACTTCGTTGAAATATGAGATTACGGAGAACAAAAACATTGACGCGGCGGACAAAGCCATTGCTGATCTTATGGCGCTTGATCGTACTGGCAGGAATTACCTGTGGACGTTGGAGGATTCGGTTAAGGCTGGATTGCGCCAGATCGAAGAAGCCGCAGAACGTGAAGGCTTGGTGGGCATTGATACTGGCATTGAATTACTGAACGAGGCAACGGGCGGTCTGAATAATTCGGATCTGATCATTATCGGCGCTCGCCCGGCTATGGGCAAAACCGCATTGCTTTTGAATATGGCGAACAGCTCAAAGGTTCCGTCGATTGTCATATCCTCAGAACAGGGGCATGAGCAAGTCGGCAAGCGCATGATCTCAATTGAGGGATCAGTGGACGCCCAGAGAATGCGAACGGCTCAACTGGATGAGGACTTTGTAAATCAGATGGGCATGGCCGCCCGCCGGTTGATCAATAAGAAAATCTGGATCAACGATCAGCCTGGGATCAATATCATTCAGGTTTGCAAGCAGATCAGGGAGTGCGTGTATCGTTACGGTTGCCAAGCGGCATACGTGGATTACGTGCAAAAGATCAAAGGTTCCGCTCCTGGCATGACGCCAAAGGAAATCGCCGCCGAGGTTGCGTCTACGCTCAAGAACTTGGCCAAAGAGCTAAATATACCCATCGTTGCGCTGGCCCAGGTAAACCGGGAAGTGGACAAGCGGCCAGACAAGCGGCCAAACATGGGCGACCTTGCAAATGCAGGTGAGATTGAAATGGAAGCCGATCTGGTGATCATGCTTTACCGGGATGAAGTCTACAACGAGGACACACCAGACAAGGGTATTGCTGAATTGCTGATTGAGAAGAACCGGCACGGCCCTATCGGTCGGATTCGCTGCGCATGGATTGGCAAGTATATGCAGTTCAAGCCTTTGACCCATATGCGAGGGGATTATTGATGAAAAACTACCTGATACTTACGGCGCTTTACAAGCATGGCAGATTGAACTACGCAGAAATGAGCGCGATCACTGGGCTAGAGTACTCAGACATAGCATTTCGTGGCATTGAGGTGATGATGGGAGGGTTGATCGACTTTGAGCCCGAAGCCTGTGAGTGGTTTTATGTGGGGTGGTCATGAGCGAACAACAACTAGAACACTGGGCTCAAGGCATACGAAAGGCGGTTGAGGAATTTGCGGACGCCAATGCAAAAGCGAAGTATTTAGATCATTACCGCAAGTCGAAAAAGGCTATGCTAATGGCTGAGGCCGAGGCCAAAGACCCAGAGAGATACAAGTCAGCGGCCAGCCAGGAGGTATACGCCTACCGCCACCCTGAATACATTGAGCTTTTGGAGGGCTATCAGGAAGCGATCAGGGTTCAGGAATATCGGCGCTGGCAGTTGAAGATCCGAGAAATGAAGTTTGAGGAATGGCGGACAGAGGCGGCTAACCAGCGAGCTGAAAGGTCACGTTATGGCGCGTAGATGCAAGCACACCCAATGCCGAAAAGAGCTACCACCCGCAAGGCAATGTACCGACTACATGCAGAAGAAAGGTTTCTGCAATGTGGAGTGCGCAACGCAGTGCGGCATAGAACGCGCCCAGAAGGCCGCAGAGAAGAAAAGGCGCAAGGAGGTACGTCAGGCCAGAGAAAGGCTGAAAACACGCTCAGATTACGCGAGAGACGCCCAGAGAGACTTTAACGCATACATACGGGAGAGAGATTATGACAAGCCGTGCATATCATGCGGACGCCACCACCAGGGGCAGTATCATGCCGGGCACTATCGAACGGTAGGCGCTAACCCTGAATTGCGTTTTGAGGAGATCAACTGCCACAAACAATGCGCGCCCTGCAATAACCATAAGTCAGGAAACATTGTCGAGTACCGCATTAATCTGGTTGAAAGAATCGGCCAGGAGGCGCTTGACTGGTTAGAAGGCCCGCACGAGCCGAAGAAGTACACGATTGATGAGCTGAAAGGTATCGCCAAGCACTACAGGCAGAAGGCGCGAGAGCTGAAAAGAAAGCGTGAAGTATTGTATGACAATCTGAACGTTTGACACAAAATCACCCCAACACAACAATCATTCTCATTTGGGCGGGTGGTTATAAAAGCGCATGATCATATGCGAAAACGGTATTTCACAGGAGTTGGTAGGGTTGGTACATTGGAACCATAGACAAACACAACGGCCACAGTCCAAAGGGGAATAGACATGAGC